GCATGATTAAGGTTGAATCCCATATCAATTACAGCTATTGTCTGTCCCCGTCCATTTATACTGGAAAAACGTGGGTCAGAATAAAATTGTTTTAATCCATTACTAGTATAATTAATAATATTCATATTAAATGGCTCCTGCCGGCTCTTTTCTTTAGTTTAATAAAGCTATATCCCTTTTTATTCAAGTGGTATAGAGGGTTTACTCGTCAGTATAATTACCTAGAAAAGAGTTTGACGGGTTTTATTGAATATTTTTATTGTTTTTGCGGAATAAGTAATTATTAAAAAAATATTAAGTTTTTTTCTTTTAAAAGTACTTGACAGTTTTAAAAGAATAAGCTATTGTAGGGATGTAAACCAAACAGGTAATTTTCATGGAATCTTTAAGAGACCGCCTTATCACATCTGCCTCTCATTATGTTCTTGATATGCTTGAGCCTTTATCCCCTCTTTGGATGGTTGGGCTAGAAATTGTCAAAGACGGAGAAAATCTCCCCGAGTGTAACTTTGATGAAAACGATTTGATGACAATTTTGATTGACCAATTAGAAGACGTATTAATGGACAAATGGAGTGAAAATAAGCCTTTCAACCCTTCTGTTTACACAGCACTTTGTGTCTTGCTATCTGATGTTGAATGGGATGTCATTCTTTATGAATTAATTCCTCAATGGCATTACCATATTGAGCGTCAAGAAGAAGAAATAGCTCAACAAAGATTACTTCAATTGTTTACAGATGCTTTTGCATGTGAGTTTTAACCCATCAAAAAATTAGTTAAAGACAAAACCCCCTTAAAGCAATAGTTTTAAGGGGTTTTTGATTTGATGAGCTTCGACAACCATTTTTAGTTTAACGCGATCGCTTGAAATAGTTTGTTAGGATAAAAATCAGTTTCTTCAATAATGTATTAACAATGTTAATTACTAATGCAATCTTTAATCCAAATGGAAATGATAGTACAGAGCACAGGTCAATTTGGTTTGGAGATACAACAAACTTGATGCAACTAAACGATGTGAAGTACTTATGGGCAACAGGGCTATATAACCAGCTAAGAGAAAATTTCTGGATACCGCAAAAGCTTGACGTTACCCAAGACGTTACCGATTACAAGTTACTAACACCAGCAGAGCGACGGGCATTTGACGGAATCTTGTCTTATTTAACGTTTCTTGATTCAATTCAAACTTGTAATTTACCGCATTTAAAGAATGCCATAACTGCACCAGAGGTTAGGATGTGTCTAGTTGAGCAGTTATCTCAGGAAGCTATGCACAATGCCAGCTATCAATACATGATTGAGACAATTATTCCATCAGATAGACGGAATAGCGTTTATGACTTTTGGCGAGAAGATAAAATCTTGGCTAATCGCTGTAATTATATCGCTGGACAATACCAAGCTTATTTAGAAAATCCTAGTGGAGAAACTTACTTTACTTCATTATTAGCCGACTATATTCTAGAGTCTTTGCTATTCTATAACGGGTTTACATATTTTTATACTTTATCCTCTCGGATGTTAATGGCAGGAAGCTCAGATATATTTAAGATGATTAATCGAGACGAATTAAGTCACGTCAGGTTATTCCAAAAGATGTTGCCAGAAGCTATGGAGACGTTTACACATTCCAAAGAACAAATTTACGAAATGTTTGATACTGCGGTACAAAACGAAATTCTATGGACTAATCATATTATTGGGACAGACATCTTAGGAATCACAGAAGCAAGTACAGAACAATACACTAAATACCTAGCAAATATTAGATTAAAAGCAATAGGGCTAAACTACTTGTATGATGAAGAAAAATTTCGCAAATCTCCCTACGATCACCTAGAAAGATTTGCAGATACAAAAGCCGAAGGGAATACTAAGGCTAATTTCTTTGAAGCTGGAGTTACTAGTTATAGTATGTCTTCTGGCATTTCCGGCTGGGAGTTTTAAGGAGTTAAACAAAGTAAAGACGAGAAACAGTCTTTACCCTACAGGAGTTTTAAATGGTTATACTTGCATTGATTTTTTCTAATAAGAGTTTTAAATATTTTACCTAGCTATTTTGTAGGAGTTTTAAAAAAAAATTAGGAAAATCTTACTCAAGAATTCTTAAAAATTATATTTTTCCTTTTAGGGTTTTTCACTTTATAATTTACTCTTTCCTTTTAGGGTTTTTCATTCTGTGGCGTATTAACTATTAGCTTATCAGAAGAATGGGTCTAAAACCTCGTTTTTCTAAACAACTTTATAGTAAAATTAGTCTATAGCGTAAACGGCTATCTACTGAGGCTCGGCTTAAGCATTAAATAAAAAAAATAGTTTACACTAACAACAGTTCGTCTACCTGATTATTTTTGTTTAATAACAAGCTACCTTGCTCTTTAGAAGACTTTAGCTCATAATAAAGCTGCATTGTTTCTAGTGCTTTTTTTATAACCTCTTCTTTAGAGATTTTAAAGTAACAAGCTATATCTTGTATTTTTTCGTATGCTTCTTTGTCAAGTTGAAGTTTTACAGTTTTTGTCATGTTTTAAGAAGAAAAATTAGGTTAAAACTCCGTCTTTCAAGACGGCTTTATAGTAAGATTAGTCTATAGCGTAAACGGCTATCTACTGAGAGTTTTTTAGGAAGTCAAACGTGACATTGAATTAGCAAGGTGTCTAGCAATAGATGAAAGTATGACCCAGCAGGTAAATACCAGTTAGCCCATGAAGCTTTGAAAAAGAATAGAGAACTATTAATAATTGTAGTTTAGAATCCCGTACTGTAATAGTTGGGGAATTTGTCAATTAATCAGGATTAACATGATGTCAGAAAATACTAGAAAATATAAAATAAATAAAGATAGTCTCAGTCGTTTATTATCTGAGTCTGGAGGGCTGGGGAATGGGCAGTATGACCCTCTAGAATCGATTATTATAAATAAACCAAGAAAGTATAGCGCAACAGAGTTAACTGATGCCTATAGAAGTATCTGGGCTTGTAGAAAGGTTTGTGACTTCTTGCCACGGATGATGACGCGCGGATGGGGAAAGATAAATCTCCCTAACAATATTGAACTAGAAAATAAGTTAAACAAAGAATTATCTTTACTTCGCCACAAATATAGAGAAGGGCAGCGATTGGCTAATTTATATGGCGGTGCAGTCATTATCCGTATAGTGGAAGATGGGCGGGAATACTCAGCCCCAATAAATAAAGAGGTAACAAACCTGCGCTATTCTCGCGTTTTTACCCCGTGGGAAATTTACCCTAGATTAGATGGGAGTGAAGATATTTACTCTCCTGAATATTATGAAATGAGTGCCTCTATTGAGGGGCAAAAAACGGTATTTAAGATTCACAGCGATCGCATTATTCGTTTTAGTGGAGCAGCTACAGATTACGAGTCAATGAGACTTAATCGTGGTTACGAAGATTCCCTCTTAGTTCCATTTCTAGACCCATGTCTAAGATATTTAACCGCAGTTAGTTATGTTGGAGCTTCGGTTAGTAGCTTTGAGTTTATTATTCATAAACTACAAAATCTGTTCACTGAGTTGGAGAATGAAGAATCTCAGTTGCATCTAGCAGAGCGGTTAAGGGTTGCTCATAACTCTCTTAGTGCATTGAGGGGAATGGTCGTAGATAAAGAAGAAGAAGACGTGGCTGTAGTAAGCAGAAATTATGCAGGAGTCACAGAAATTATTGCTACACTGCGAGATGAAATGATAGCTGCTTCTGGGTTGACTAAACCTCAATTTATTCAGGAGCATCCATCTGGATTAGCTGCCACGGGACAAAGCGAGAGATTAGCGGAGGCAGATAATATTAGAGCTTTACAAGAAGAAAAATGGGGGCAATTAATAGAAGAAGACTGCCGACTGGTATTGAAGAAGCATAAATACTATCTCAACAACTGGAAGTGGGATTGGACTAATCTATTTCAATTAAGCCCGTTAGAAGAAGCAGAGTTACATCAAATAGAAGCTAATTCAGATGCCATCAGGATTAGCTCAGGAGTTTTAACCCCAGAAGAAATAAAGAAACGGAGAGACCTTTGATATATGTGACAAAATAGAAGAAACGCGCTTTTCTATCTGCAATGAAGCCTATAAATATCAAAACTTTAAATACTTTATTTAGCTTGTTGACCGAAGAAGAGTTAAGTACTGACTTTGGAAAATTTAAGCTTAAGCACAAATTAAATCTAATTAAGCAATTATCTAATGGAGATGAGATAGTTGCTACAGTAATTGATTATTTGTTAAACAACGTTCTGGCAGAAACTTCTATTGCTGATGTTGACAATCAAATATTTTTAAACGCTTATTATTCTCACAGAGAGATTCAAGATATTAACTCGATTCTAGGACTCCCAGAAACTAATTTAGTTTTGTCTGAGAACTTGCTAGATAGTATCTATAATAAAAACCACGATGTTTCCCAAGTCCAGGAATTATATTATCAGTTAAAATCTAAACATTTCAAGCCCCCTAAATATTATCTTGACAATAGATATCAAGGGCTAACTAATGTGGCAGATAGGCTGCAATATGAACGGGAGATAAGTAAATGAGTTACGATAATTTTTCCGAGATTAATCGAGAATACCGTCGACAAGAGCTTATTTCACCCCCTTTGTGGTTTGAAGGATACTCAATCTATCGGACTGCCTGGTGTAAAAAATGGGTGGCGCTAATTATTCTAGATCCTGAGTTTAAACAAAAAGACTTATCAATTGACGAGCTATATCAGTCGATTCTTTATGAATGGGAGTTACATCATTATCCTAATGACAGCCAAGGTATTCCCATCCCAAAACCCCCTCAGCTTTATCAACTAGAGGACGCTGTCAAGTATTTTTACTATAAGCAAGTAGTAATTGAAACTGTTCGCCCTAGTACAAAATATATTTCTTCAACTTATCCCCTTAAATTACCTTCTCGAAAACAAAGCACTCCACCAAAACGAGCTAATGGAGTGCTTTCTACTATTTCCTCTATCCTGAAAGTTTTAACTGGAGACGAGTCTCGGTATTGAATCAGCGATCGCTCACCGGGATAACCAATCTTTGTAGCGCTTCTTTAACTGCTTTTAGTGGATGAATTCTATCTTTATCAACCAATCGAATGGTTAGCGCTTCCGCTTCTTGGGAAAAAAGTACAAAAGTCTCTATCTACTCGCACTCATAAATGTCCTTATTGTGGGTATGAAGCAGACAGAGATGTTAATGCAGCTATCAATATATTAAAAAGGGATTAAGTACGGTGGGGCACACCGGATTTTATCAAGCTTGGGAAGAGACTGCCTCTACTTTAGTTGGAGAAATCCAGAAGCGAGCAAGCAGTCTTTATGAACTAAGAATCCCCGCACCTTTAGTTCGGGGAGTGTCAATATTTTTTAGGCGTTAAGCTTGCTATCCAGCGTACAAAGAAATATTTTCGGAAAAAAAGAGAAACATCGATTGATTGTCTTTTTCTGCTTCAATCATCCATTTTTTGATAATTTTATGATTGATAACAGATTCAGATGGTAGCCAGCGAAAGTAGCTTGGTGCGCAAGAAATACTTGTTACTATTATTTTGTCTTTAGATGTTTTAGCCTGATAAGTATCTTGAAACATTTCAAAAAGAAAGGTTATTCCATCTATTGTTTTCTTTTCCTCAAATTGAGAAATAAAATCAAACCCCATAAGAAAATCATGACCATAATTCCTGAAACCCACCTCATGTCTATAACAAGTGCTAATTTTTTCGGTAGGAATGGAAGAAAGACCATACATCTCTTTTATTTTTTCTTTATAACTGATTTCAGTTACGTTTATTATTTCGTTAGTCATTGGAAAATCCTCTAAATTGAAAATTCGCTAATTGCAGTAGATAATCTGTCTATGTCTTGTAATTTATGGTGGGGAATGACTAAAACCAAGTCATCTTCAGTTCCACTGGTTTCCATGGTTACTACCCAATGTTTCCAAGTTTTTTTTACATCCAAAACTCTGGCAGAATCTATATTTAGTTGGTCTGCAATAATTTGTTTTCGGAGATTTTGATTGTTTTTCATGATAGTTCGTTATGATTGTTTTACAAGACCCGCCGGGATGGCGGGAAAAAGTTTAAATGATAAAAAGTTCTATTGCCGCTTGAATCCGGTCAAGGTAATTTTCTATTGCAGGGCGATATTTAAAGCTTTCGACAGCGGCAAGTTCTTTCTTGTTAAAATTATCCCAGATAAAAGCAGTGTACACGCTCCAAGCCGAGCAATACCGCGTAGCGGGAAAATCTACTCGGCTTAAAACTACCCAGTATTGCTCAGACAGCTCTGAGCAAAGAATCCACTCAGGGTTATTAATTGCTTGGCTAGGGCGAGGGGTTAAAGGGGGTAGATTTACTTTTGTTTGTGAGATAACTGGTAAAGCTGGTAAATTCATTGACTTGATTTCCTGGTTTTTTGTTTACATTTTTATACTAGATTATCCTTTTAAAATTGTCAATATGTTTGAGAAAAAAATTTTTTTATTAGAAAAATGGTAAAATAAAAGGATTCCTTGAATTCTCGAGTTACTCGAGATTCCTGTTTTGTTTACGATTTACGGCGATCGCTACAGCCGTTTCCTTTTTTCCATCACCATCGTGAGTTAATCGCTTCGTAGATAAGCTCTACCCATAACTCGTTTATCATTTTGCAGGATAACTGGAATACCAGATAACCGTGGTATTGCGCAAGATTATATTTCTCATAGTCTCTGTCTAACCCTACTCCCGTCCCGTGGGCTTTAGGCGAGCGAGAATAGGTTCCCCCTTGTATCTCTATAGCTATTTGAGAAGGGTTATGGACAAAGTCAAATCTAAATTTTCTTCCAGGAATAAGTTGCACCTCTTGGTCGAGAACAACCAGAGGATATCTTTTTTTCCATAATGTTAAAAATTTTTCTTCTATTTTTGATGGAGACATGACTGTTTATTATTGTGAATATCATGTACTAATGCTACTACTATAACTTTCATAATACTATTAATTCACTATCATGATAATTAGAAGTGTTCAATTATTTACTAAACAAACTCCCCATCAATATAGAACTGAAGTCTATAACCATTTATCTAAAACATGGTCACCTATAGAAAAATGTCATTATCATTACAAGAATGCGAAAATACGAATCAATGAAGGCATAGTTTTTTTAGTAGGACATAGTATAGACAATGAAGAGGAATTAAATGATTTTACTGTTGATTTCTTAGGACAACCCATTGACTGGAATGATAACACAACAGTATATAAATATATTGAGTGGATTAATGATTTTAATGCCTACTATTAAGTCCCAATTAATGTTATATTTTTCGGTAGGAATATTTGTTAAAAAACAATCTTTTATTATTTACCTTCACAAAAAGTCTGTGAAGGTTTTATTTTTTTACAAAAAAACTGTACTGATTTGCCGAAAAATCAAGCTTATTTTCTAGAAATACTTAAACCGCTATTTATTCTAATTACGTCTCAATGCCTTTATTGGTAAGGATTCTTACAATTAGATGTGACATAATATTTAGGTATTGAGCTTATGGCTAATTTTTTGGTAGGGGGCGGTAATAAGGTATCCATCAAAGTGTCGGCAATTCCGCCAACTGACTTAGATCCTGGAAGAGGTGGACAGATTGCTCTAGTTGGAGGTACTCAATCTGGTTTTAATATTTCAGCAGACCAAACAGATTCTAAGGTTTTTGAAGATGAATTAGGTTTTGCTTTTGGAATTGTTACTGGTCAATCTTGGGACGTTCCTTGGACAGCCAATCTTACAACAAGTGACGAGGGTCATCAAATTGTAAAAAGAGCTGCTATCGAAGCAACAAATGGCAGAAAAGTTGGTATTACAGTACAGGTAAAAAACAACGCAAATACTGTAATTTCGGAATTAAAAGGGGTTGCTATAGTTACCAACTATTCAGAAGACTACCCAGCCGACGGTATTTTGACATATAATTGCACATTCACTGGTTACGGAAGTCCCGAATTAGATGGTATTGTTGGTTCTCAACCAAGCTAATGATTTGAATAGAATTAACTTTCTCCACACACGCTACATAGTACTAACCCCAACAATTGATAATAACAACGAGGTAATTTAAATGGCTGCTATTCAACCTACCGATATTTTTAGTGGGTATACTGCTGATGGGACTGCTCTTACCATTCCTTATACTGCAATTCCTGGACTCACTGCGGCTGAAGCTCATGCTACTACTGGAGATGCGAGAGAAGTTTTACGTCTCATTCTAGAAAAATATTTTACCGCTATACAAGCATTGCCTACAGCTGAAAGACCTGCTTATATGTCTATTAGTAGAGGAAGTTTAGTTGGTTTGGATTCCGTCACGGTTCGCCGTAGTTATCAACTATCCTTTGATGAATCTGTTGTTGCTAATGCAACAGCCTTAAGAGCCGAACCCTAGTTCCACTTAACCTACATTATTTGTGAAAACACAAACCCCCCTCTTTGTAAAAAAAAAGGGGGTTGATTGGTAAAGGGTTGTTTAAAATTCTAGAGATGGTTTGTCTGGGTAATAATCTATGTAGTTGGTTAAAGGAACGTAAATTGTTCTTGTTTGAACAACTTCATAATATGTATTAGACGCATATTCTTCGGTTTCGTCGTGAGTGACCCAATCGTATTCCTCACACTCTTCTTTTATTTTGATACATTCAAGTGCAGCATAAAAAGCGTCAAAAGATTGACGGAATAGACTTAACACTTCTTCAATTTCAGTTATTGTTTGAATATTGGGCGTCATTTGAGTTAGTTGAGTTTATTGTTTTGTTTACACAGTTATCTTAGCATGACACTTTTAAAATTGTCAAGTTAATCTGCAAACAAAAAATAATACTCAACCAATCACTAAAATTTAAACGATAGCTGAGCTACTGTTTCCTTTTTTTTGGCTAATAAGGCAACAAGAGCTGTGATTAATCGAGCCGTTTCTTCGTCAGTCAATGTGTCAGCCTCTTTAAGCGTTCTTTCAATTAAACTAGATTTGTGTTGAACTTCTTGCGTGGTCGTATTGTTTAAATAAGCAATCAAATCTGATGGGGGTATTTGTTTTAATTCAGCCATCTTGTAGATATATTCATTCTTGGGATATGATTTTGCCTGTTCCCAGAATGTCACAGTGGATGTAACAACCCCAAAGTATTCAGCTAATTGTCTTCGCACCCAGTAACGCTTCTCTCTTTCGTTTCGGCAAACAGTAGCCCATCTCTGGGCTGGAGTTTGTTCTTTATATGGGATGGTGATTTTTGTCATGGCGTTATTTGTCAAATTAATCTTTTATTGACTATCATTTTAACCAAAATTTTGTAAATTAGAAATCAAGCCCAAGCAATCATACGCAACCGCTGCATTTTGAAACACAAAATTTGTTAGTAGATTGTCTAAAAAGTAACCCTATTCAATTAAAATGTAAAAACGTCTAGGAGGAAAATTTATGATATTCCAACTCAACCAATTAAAAATAACCCCTGATAGTTTCAGATTACTTTATGCAATCATTACTGCGGCTTATCACGACAAAATGTGGAATACCACTTACGGGATTCTAGAAAGAGATTCAGGACTTAACCGTTATTTCATCCGTACCTCTTTAGACGAGCTAAGAACAGAAGGGCTTATTTTGACTAAAAGCAGTACCAGTGGAATAAAAATAACTCTTATGCCAGTACTAGTTGACATGATTTATAAAGACTATAAACGCCCACGAGCTAGTCAAAGAACGAAAAACATGGCAGAAATAAAAAAGTCTCAACCTCCCAAACAGGAGGTAAAAGCTACGAAGAATTGCCGGACATCATCGACGCAGACCTCGACTCCAATGATCCACCAGAATACTTCAAAGCCTTCTTTGCGAAGCACTTCCAAGAAATCAGAAGTTTTGACACAGAGAGCGAGTCAACCCACGAAACAAGTGCAGACAGCACCAGAGAAACCTCCAACAAAACCACCGACGACCAAGCGCCCATCCTCAAAACCCCCAACAAGCCAAAAGTTAAAGGCTTCGGATAAAAAGCCTTATATTACGACGAGAGGAACTCTCTACAAGTTTTTTGAAGAATGGCTCAAATATTATGAGCAATTAAGCGATCTCGATATATCTTGTCTTCTCAAGAGAGACGACCAAAAGATGATGCGCTACTGGATAAGCTTTCAAGACTATGCCCGTTGCTGGTTGAGCCTTAATCGTCAGATTGAAAGACCAGAAAAAGACTTAAACAAAATCAAGGCGATGAAAAAATTTGCGGCATTAGCCAAAGCAAGTTAGCTTTTTTGACCAAGATGAGAGATAATATTTTCTTGTCTAAACAAGTTTGTGAATTTACAAATAAAGGAGTTTATATGACAGTACAGGGAAAATTACCTCCGAATTCACTTTCGGGAGAAGAAAGTCTTTTAGGTCTGTTATTAATGAATAACGATAACCTCTTACCTATCCTTCAAGAATTGGATGTAAGCGATTTTTATTCACCAGCCCATCAAAAAATTTTTGACGCTATAAAGCAATTGCATCGAAAAAATAAACCAGTGGACTTGATTACTGTCACACTGGCTTTAGAAGAAATAAATCACTTAACAAGTGTGGGGGGAAGACCCAAGCTTGCTGATTTAGTTGAAAGAGGGTATATGTGTTACAACCCGATGGAAGTTGTTTTTGTTATTAAACATAATAGCATAAAACGCAAGATATTATCTGCAACACACGAACTAGCAGGACAATTATACGACCCCAGTACAGATGCTTTAGACATAATCCAGGAATATACAGAAATTCTTCTGGGGTTTGGAGATAGACTGCGTCCTACAACAAATGGACTGCGAGATATTGCGACAATTATGCCAGATGTATTAGAGGACATTGAAAAACTAAATAGTGAAGAAGATGCTGTTTCATTAAGCACGGGACTATATGACCTAGATAAATTAACCGACGGGTTTCCCAGGGGGTCTTTATCTGTTATAGGTGGTCGAGCTGGTATGGGAAAAACGACGACGGCTATGCACTTAGCAATAAATTTAGCCAAACAAGGTAAGAAAGTGTGCTATTTTTCCCTGGAAATGACTGAGGTTCAATTGGTCAAAAAAATAATGGCACGAACAATAGCGGGAGACGATCCTCATCCAAAGCTTAGTGCATCAAGTCTTTTCCGAAGCAAAGGATTACAGGACGCGCGAGATCTTGAAATTTTTATTTCTGCTATTCCAGATGCAACGAATCTAAGTCTTTTAATCGATGACTATTCGAGTACAACAGTTAGTCATATTCGGAATGAATTGACAAAACTAATCCAAAGAGGACATAAACCTGATGCTGTCTTTGTTGATTATATTGGCATCATGTATGGCGAATCGAAAAATCACAACAGGGTAATAGAATTAGACAATATTCTTAAAGAATTGCGTGTAATTGCAAAAGATTTTGATGTTGCCATAATTGGATTGGCGCAAATTAACCGAGGTGTTGAATCTCAATCTGATAAACGTCCTGGGTTAAAGGATATTCGAGAATCGGGTGGTTATGAGCAAGAAGCTGCGTTAGTATTAGGTCTATACAATGCTGATTACTATAAACCCCAAGATGCTCCAAGTATGGGAGTGCTAGAGATAATTGTTCTTAAAAACCGTTTTGGAGGACTAGGAACTGTTAAAGTAGGGTTTGAACCACAATATAATAGACTTCTTAATTTAGCCTTGTAGGATTGCCACTTCCCCCTTTACTTGATATTATTGAAAACAGCAAGTAAAGGGATTTTTATTTAGTTATGCAAAAAACAAAAACAGGACAAGAAAGCTACCAAACTATTTATCAACGAAACAAGTACGCACCAATAAAAAAAAGGTTTTCTCAGCAAAAAAGAGAAAGCTTTCTCGAGCGTTACCCTGATTGGGAAAAGAAAAAATCTCGTCTTACTGATGAAGAAATATATATTATCAGTAGTTACTATGGTCTTTATGGACAAAGGCTGTTTAACAGAAAAATAGCCAAAGAGCTTAATATAAGTACGCAATGGCTATATACAAGAAGAAAAAGGATAGAAGCTAAACTAGATCAAGATTAGTTTCAGTTAATCCAAAAGCTTCTAAAGATAATTGGAAAGGATTGCCTGGAATACACTCAACCAAAGATAGCATCATTTGTGCTATCTTTTGTATTTCTAGTTGAGCATCGGGAGAATTTCGTAATCGCTGGAAATGAACAAAACTTTTAAAGTTAAAAGTAACATCAAAATCTACTTGTTTGCAGTAAGGGAGAAAATACCTACTACATTCTCTTGCTCTTTTTCTTCCTACTATTGGAGTTAACCTAGAGCAAGTCAAGTGATATAACTTGTGTCCTAACTCGGCATAAGAATTAAGTAAATTAATAATGTCACCAGCCTTGTTAAATTCTGGGTAATCAGCTAAAGCTTCCGATAAATCATTTACTAGATGAATTTCTGTCCCGTCAAATGAAGCCCAATCTGAAGGGAGATACCACTTATCGGGAAGTTCTTTATATCTTGCAGATTCTGTGTTAATAGACACCCCAATACGATGCTTAAGAAAATGGATATGACTAGCGATATCGGCTCGTACCTGAAAATGCAGGGTACTTTTTTCAAAAGGAGTATGATGACCAGCCCTAGCTAAAAAAAATAGCAATTCTTTCGGCGATCGCTTTCTATTTTTTTTTGTGTCTTCAAATAACGAATTAATCCAAGTCTTTCCGTCAGATCCATCATTTACTGATTTTTCATAAAAAGACGAAAGAGAGTCTATATTGTCCAAACAAGTAGACTGCCAAGCCGATAAACAATGGGTTTTATCCCCACCGTAATAACCCATTAAAGCAACAAGATTTTGATGACTATATTTCATTAAACTTTAGAGAAAATAACTGTCTGAGGTTGATTTTGATACTTGCCTTTTCTATCAGAATAGGATGTTTTACATAATTCCCCTTTAAAAAATAAAACTTGAGCTATTCCTTCATTAACATATAATCGACACGGTGTGTTGGATGTATTAGCAAATTCTAGAGTAAGATAGCCGCGCCAACCAGCCTCTAACGGCGTTATATTGGCAATTATTCCAGCTCTAGCATAAGTTGATTTTCCCACACATACCCCAGTTACATCCTCTGGCATATTAAAAGCTTCTACAGAGACACCTAGAGCATAGCCATGAGCCGGGATAATAAAGAATTGACCATTCTTATCAACTAAACTAGTTAACGATTCAACCGAATCATTCCCAAAGTACTTAGGGTCGTTTATTTTTTCTTCTTGAAGCTTAAATATCCGAAAATCTTTCTCGGATAGCCTAATGTCATAGCCATAGGAACTTAGCCCGTAACTAACGACTTTACGATTATTGATAGTAGAAACCAATTGTTTTTCAAATGGGGTAATCATCTCTGTTGTTTCTGCCAGATGATTAATTTGCTTATCATTTAGAATCATTGCTAACCTCAGCATCATTGACTAATTGACTAAATTGAGACAACTGACTTACCAACTTTTCTGCTTTAAGAATGTTGTTGGCATAAGCAGCAATAAATTTATCTCCTTTGCTTATCAATACTTTTAATTTACTTGACTCTATTAAAATTTTTTGCTGATGATCGCGTATATCTGCGCCGTAAGGTTCGTCATATTCTAAAGCATTAACGTAAATACGCGATTGTTCTTTGTTGCTAGGAAAAGCTAATTTATAGGCTTTAACTAAATAAGAAGAAATAGGAAATGGCTCATACACCTGCAACTCCTGCACCCATTCTGGACTTCTAAAAACCACAACAAATTCTATTTTAGATGGAGATTCTTCTAATAATTTTACCATAGGAATTAAAACATCTTCATTCCCGTTGTATGTATCTTTTATCTGTGACAATCTAATTTTTGTTATCATTTCAATAATTACTCTAGTTGCGAGAAATGTATTAAATGATTATAGCTGTGGAGGGAATTAATGGAAGTGGAAAAACAACTTTAATAAACAAACTAAAAGAAAAGTTAAATAACCAAAATACTATAATTACTCATCATCCAAACAATGACTCTTTCGAGGGAGAAAAAGCCTTAGATTATTTTGCTGAAAATAACAACCTATTAGGAGGTCTCTGGGCACTAGAAGATATCAATCGTTCTTATGCGATCGCCCAACAACACCCTAGAAATTGTTACATTTGGTCGCGCTGTCAAATGTCTGCACTGGTTTATAATGGCAAATGGCATAAAGACTTTACTGCATTAAAAAACAAGATTTTTAGAGACAAGTCTTACCCGGATTGCTTGATTTATCTTGATATGCCACCTGAGACTTGTTGGGAAAGAGTAATTACTCGCAATCGAACCAGAGATATAGATTTAACATTAGAAAAACTAAAACAAGATTATTTTCGATATCAAGAAATAAAAAAAATATTCAAAACTCTTCATCAAGAAAATAAAATCAAGTATTATTTTGAATACACACTAAAAAACGATTAACCATGCTATCTGAAGAAATATTTTACTGCGACATTCCTGTTGATGAAAATTACCCAGCAACTAAATTAAAATGTTATGCTTACAAAGATAATAATATTGCAGATGCAGATGGTTATTATAAATTTTGTGTTGACGAAAATGAGTATTTAGCTTATTACAGGAATTGTCAAATAAAAACTCTTGACCAGGAAGACGACTGGATTTGCAATTTATTTTATGCTATTGCAGATACAGTATTTAAAAAATTTAATATATCTTTTGATGAAGACAATGATAACGGATTTTGGCAAAATGAATGTGTTCCCACAATGGTGTTTAACTATGCGTATCATGACTATAATGAATGGTCTGATTACAATGAGTAAATCAACTATTATTTTAAAATCAATTCAAAAAATTACTAACTATGATATCTGAAGAAATATTTTACTGCGACATTCCTGCTGATAAAAATTATCCGGCAACTAAATTAAAATGTTATGCTTTTCGATGTGATGACTATAGTATGTTTGTCAATGGATACTATGAATTCTCTATTGATCAAAAAGAATACCAAACTTATCACGCAATTTGTCGGATAAACACTAAAGATGAAGAAAACATATGGGTGGGCAATTTATATTGTGCTGTTGCCGATGAAATTGAACAGCAATATCATTTATCTGTTGATATATCTGATGAGCAAGGGTATTGGGATTTTGACTGTTTTCCAAAATTTGTATTTACTTATGTCTATGATGCTTATAATGAAATTTAAAATTCTAAAGCACGTCAAACTCTAAAAGATTTTGGTGGAGAAGCTATATTTCAAAAAACCCTTACCAGGAATAAATGATCGGCAATGTTTTAAAAAACCCTTACCAGGAATAAATGATCGACTTTTCAAAAAACCCTTACCAGGAATAAATGAGCAACAATGTTTTAAAAAACTTTTGTCAAAAATACATAACCTCGATTACAAACCCTATATTAGGATTAAAAGTCAACGAGAGTTATAAAAAACTTTGTCAAGAATTAGTTTAACACTATATAATTATGGCTATTTTTGAAAAAAACTCTTATTAGGAATGAAATAATTATCACAACCCTTAGCAGGAATAAAGCAAAAAATTTTAATAATTTAGTTCAAAACCTTTTGCAAAAATAAAATTAGTAAAATGACTTACCAAGATAAAAACTTTTGTCAACGGATTAAACAAATCCTTTTTAGGGATAAGTCAAGAACGGCTTAAACAAATCCTTGTCAAGAATAAGTCAAGAACTGCTAAAACAAACTCTTCTTAGACATTCTTAATAAATTATTATTTTTTTATTCATCATGTTAATTCCTTCTATTGAAACTTTCGTTACCGAACCTTATCTAATAGGTAAAGATATCACTTTTCGCCCCATTCAAAAAGAAATAATATATGACTTCTGGAATAAGCCTTACACAATGGGAGTGTGGTGTCTAGGGAGAAGAAGCGGTAAAACTTTTTGTGCAGCTGCAAGCGCGGTTTACGCCTGTACAGCATTAGCCCCTATCTTCAAGAAATATATTAGGGCTAACGAAAGTTATTATGTTTTATTTGTTGCCAATAACGAAGAGCAGGCAAAAATTGCTCTTGACCAGGTGAAAATATTCTTGGAGAATTCCCCTACATTGAAGATGCTAATAAAAAGCAATAACGCAACTTCAGTGACATTGAAGAATGGCGCTATTTTTAAAGCCGTCCCAAATACAGCTAAGGGAGTGCGCGGCTACTCTGTGGCATTGGCTATTTTTGACGAAGCTGCGCACTATAGAACAGGATATGGGGAACAGACTGGGGAACAACTTTATCAAGCGATCGCCCCATCTATTGCTCAATTTGGTGACTATGGTCGGTTATTGATGATTAGCACCCCTTGGACTAAGCAGGGGATATTCTATGACAACTACCAAAAAGGTTTATCGGGAGAATACCCAGAGATTCATGTTGCCAATTACCCCACATGGGAAGTCAACCCCACCATCTCAGAAACTTTCCTGGCCTCAGCTAAAAAACGAGACCCTATCATGTATGAAGTTGAATATGGGGCTAACTTCTCAGTAGACTTTGCTGCTTTCTTGGATGTAGATAAAATCAGAGAATCAGTTACCTTATCTGGCACAACACCTCCACAAAAAACTTATCGCAACAAGTATTTATTAGCTCTCGACCCTGCCTTATCTGGAGATGCTTTTACAGCGGCGATCGCTCATCAAGAAGGGACTAAGTTAGTTATTGATTATCTCCATGAGTTTCTCCCATCGTTTCATCAAGGGAGCAAAAAGGTAGTGGACATCAGCAAGGTAGAGGAATGGATTATGGCTCGACACCAGGATTACGGGTTTAAGAAGATAGTTTTAGACCAATTCCAGAGCGCTTCTACTATTCAGCGACTCAATGCAAAACTAGGCTCTAAAATTGCCGAATTAACTTGGACGCATAACAATAAAATCATTGCCTATGGCTATCTAAAGGAATTATTTAACCTCAACCAAGTAGCTTTATACCCCCACGACAAAACTATTAGCCAGTTAACTAACTTACAGGTTCATTACAATAAGTCAGGCTCTTGGACTGTATCCGGGGGAAGTGGACTGCAAGTAGATGATTATTGTTCGGTATTAGCTGCTTTAGCTTTTATTTCTAAGGACAGCAAGGATGTGGGATGGTCAAAATATGCTTAATTGGCTTTAATTGGTTATTTAATTGGACAAGAAAAAAGAATGGCTACTCCCATAGACAAGCAGTTGGTTGAGACGGCGATCGCTAAACTAATTTATTATTTTAAACAGGGTGCGGACGTAGAAATATTGGCTTATTCCGAAGACGACTACTATGTAGAGTTTTTAGTGCGTTATTTTATCAAGGTTACGGACTTGATGTACGAAGAAGAGTATTATTTGTTGTTGTTACGAAAACGTGATAGTGAGTGGTGGTTTAGTTTCATTGAAGAAGATATTAGAGTTATTCAATGGGTTGATGAAAATAAAGATAAAATTGTCAAGGTTTCTAATGATTACACGGAATTAATTAGTTGTTTAAAAGAAGAAATTGAAGTACAAGAATTTATTACGCAAAGGCTCGAGGAGAAAAAGCAATGACTGCTGCTCTAAAAAACCGCTAACCTAAATCTAGATAGCGGTTTTTTTATTTATTGGTTGTTTGTTTATTCGGTTAAAGAGGCTAGGGATTCTGTTGATGTATTTTGCAGAGTATCTAAAAATTCAACAACTTGCTTTGCAATTTCCATCCATTCAAAACAACTTCCTTTTTCAATTTTTAGGCTGTACTTATTTATAATCTCTATATCTGCTATCCCTTTGATTTTTAAGATAGGGAAGAGAGGAGAAAGTAATGTTGCTTCGTCGTAAATATTTATTGGTAACTCCATCGTTGTGTCTATTAAAACAAAATTACTATTATTTACATCCTCTGTAAACTTAAATGTGTGTCCAATGGAAGAATTAAATGTGAGATTAAACATCGTGACTATCTCCTCTGTGTTTCGTTGCTCAAATGCACTGCCTTTCCAAATTAATTCGGTCATATTTTCTCCTAGATTTTTATTGGAGAACAAGCAAACGCGCAAAAAATTGTTAAAATTTTAACGTCGGCTAATTCCGTAGCTGGCTGCGCTGAATGCGATAGGCGGTAGTTAGTGCTACCCCTTGTTCGCGGCGCATGAAAGTATCTTAGCAAAGATTTGTGAAAAAATAAACTAAGTTGGTTAATTCGTAATAATCTTTAACCAAGTTTTCCGTAACTGCTTTGCTCCTGGGGAAAAGTTTTTGTCATCTGCCAGTACATACTCCTCAATTAGAAACTTAATCTGTTCCTTGGCTTCATGCAATAACTTTTCTTTGGTGTGGGCAAAAACCAATAGCTCTAATCTTGGCTGGTCAATAATCAACAAGGGGAGTCTTCTAGGATTATTATTTTCAACTTGCAGAAATAGCTCTAGTTCCGGCTTGAAAAAATAAGTTTTGCCTTGCAGCTTAACACAGTCAATGGTAATGCAATCATTCTTGTCTAGCACTAGGTAA